GCGTGCGTCAAGCGTCGTCGTTGTCATCACGCGGCGAGTCGTGAAACGACGCACGCAACTCCGTGCTGTCCGTGTTCCATCGCAGCAGCATCCACCAGCCGCCAAGCGGCCGAGCGCTCATGCCTTTCTCGACAGCCCAGCCATCGGTCAAGCACTCTTGCTTGTAGGCCGCTGAGCGAACGAGGTGCATAGGCCGAATACGTGGAATGCCGGTAGGCGATAACCGCTGCCGGCTCGCCTCAATGAGCGTCCGCTGGTGCACGTGCCCGGCGTGGATACAGTCGGCGTCAACGTCCACAAGGTATCGGCTGTAGTCGATCACACCTCGAGTGACAGGGCCGCCTCCGCCGTAGCCGTGGTGGTACCAAAGTCGATATAGAGCCGAGCTGGTTTTGCCGTTCTTGGCACGAAACAGAATCCACCCCGAGTAGCCAGAGTGCCGCACCTTGGAGCCACGCACCCGCAGCTGCTCCACAAGCCTGGTCGTTAGGCACGTCTCCATGCGTTTCCGTACGGCCGTCTCATGATTGCCTGGCGTGATGAGAGCCATCTGCTCGCGGTACGGCTCCAGCCACTCGGCACACTGCGTGACGATATCGTCGTAGTAGTTGCCACGCTGAAACTCTGGTCGCACGTCCCACTTACCGTTGCTGCGGGGATCGTACTTCCCCCCCATGGCGTCGAAGTGATCGCCGATTGACAGCACTGCGGCGTTGAGTTCTTTCGCCTTCTGTAGATCCGAGGCCAGCTTCTCGCGGTTGCACTTGGTCGAGTCCCAGTGCCAATCGCTGGAGAGCAAAACCCATAGGCGAGTCTGGAAGTCGATGCGAGTGACGCCGCCGTCAAGTGACGTGACGAGCCACGGATCGGAGGCGTTCTTCCGGCGAAACGTCCCGGCTGATCTAGCCATCCTGCACCTCCCTATACCCCAGGCTCCACAACACGCGTGCAATATCCTTGCCCTGCTGCTCGACGTGCTCTTCGCTCTGCGTCGGGTTCAACGCGTGCAGCAGCTCGTGCACCAGCACCTCGAGCTTTTTTCGCCCACGCATGCGGGCGTCAAGGATGATTCGCGGGTTCTTCGCCTTCTGGCTGAACGTGTAGCCGTATGCTGCGCCCTTCAGCGTGGTGAACCGGATGAGCCACCGCTCGTCACCGTTCAGCGTGAAGACATGATCCTCGGGCACGGCGAGAGTCCTTTCACCGGCCACCCTAGCGGGGGCGTCAACTCGACACCGGCCCCCACTTCCCCACCGGGCAGGACTCGGCGGCCCACGAGAGCTTGCTGATGAACTGCCTCTCCCGCACGACCGGGCAGCCGCATTTCCGGCACGCCCGTCCGTCGAAGTGTTCACAGCCCTGGCAGATGGCGAAACGACGGGCGACCTCTTCCTCGCTGGCCTGCGGCATTCCGGCGGCTACGTGGCGAGCGGCCGAGACGGCGAGGTTGCGGGCCTTCTGGATGAGAGACAGTCCCGGCTTGGGGTGGCGTGGATACGCAGGGTGGTCAACGTCCACCACAATCAGGTCGCCGTGCTCGCGGACGATGCAGGGCCGCACCTCGTCGAGCGTGTAGCCACGCTGACGGCAGCGTTGTTCAAGGTGAGACAGTTGGCACTTAATCATGGGAGCGGGTTGCACTGCGATACTATACACCCAAGCTCGCCAACTGCTCCCGCAAACTTGGATCGAAACCAATAACCGTTTTGTAGGCAACCTTCAGGCAACTCATTTGTTTCGCAAACGGCTTCGCCTGCGGGACTCCATGACTTGAAAAGGTTAACGCCTTCAATTTGAAATGCTTCGCATTCGGCTTCCGTAAGGTCAGATCGGCACCAAACGCCGCCGCCTTCCGAAAACCAATCGTCGTTTTCAGTGGTTGGGCACTCAACGGTGTCTTCTGATCTATAAAAAGTGTCTTTGATGCAGTTGTCGTTAAGAGGATTTCCAGGAAACTCTTCTTCAAAACCTTCGGGGCATGGGTTGCCTGTGCCGACAAACTTAAACTCAGTGCAAACAGCAAGCGCATACAACTCGCAACAGCCAAGGCCCGCCCCGCAGCAGCACGCCTGCTCCGTGCCGACCTTGTCGTCACGCATCACAACCTTGCCGTCTTGGAACGTGATGAGCGTCATGCGGCGGTAGAGCAGGTGGTGATGTCGTACCAGCGGATGCTGACGCAGTCCGTGCTATCGCTGGCGGTCGTGCCGCTGTTGTGGCCAAGCAGCTGAATCTTGGTGCGGTCAAACCCAGGCAGGGCCGAGAAGTCAACGCCGGCGTAGTCCATCGAGCACGTAGTCGTGCACGCCTTTTCCTGGCTGATCGCGTACCAGCCCCAGCCGTTGTGGCCGAGAGCCACCCACCGCTGCGTGCACGCCGTCGTAGTCGAGAACGTCAGAAACTGGTTGTGGGCGACAACCGTGATGGCAGAAGCCAGAGGCTCGCCGTTGTAGACGGTCACAGTGGCCGTCGTTTCTTTGGCCCAGCCGTTGGTGCCTTCGTGCTTGGCCAGGAGCAGACGAACGCCGCGAGACATCGTGGCGTCACGCGAGCCGCTCAGATCCTGCCGGGGCTCGTCACGCTCGACGAGCCGAACGGCCCGCCCGATACGCTTGGCGTCGTTAAGAGAAAAGCCGAACGTGTCAGCCACGGCTTACTCCTGAAACACGACGTAGCGGATTTTCCCGGTGGTGCCGTAGCCCTTGGCTGCCAGCGTGATCGTCGGCACGAGCGGCAGGACAGCAGCAGCCCCACGGCCAAGCTTGCAGAACTCTTGGATGTTGGTGCCGTCATAGGAGCCGATGGCCACGTAGGCCGTCCCGCTGGTGGCGGTGCTCATGTTGCGGAACCCAGCGTAGCCAGCCGCAGAGACAGCCCCGATGGACAGCGTTGCCACGGCCGTGCTCACGTTCACTATCTGAGCGTGTACGCCCTGGGCCGCCTGGTCAAACTTCAGGCCCGACGCCGTGAAGGTCTCGTTATGGTTTCCGTTGGACACGGCAACCGAGAGCGACAATGTGACTTCATTCGCCATGGCTATCTCCTACAAAAGCCCGCAAGTGCGGAGCATGATGGTGTGGTCTTTTTCGTCGTACGGCTTGATGGTCAGCACGTCTGGGTCTTCGCCGACAGCTTTGGCAGAACCATCGGCATTGAGCGGCACGGGCTTGCTCACCGGATTGCCGCCCTTGTCCATGATGGCCCGACGTTCGCCGTTAACGATCTCGTGATACCCAACGTCGTAGTACCGAATCTTCCAATCATCCGGGCTGTACGTCCACTCGACAGACACGGACCACACCTGATTCTTCTGGTCAAAGTCGGCCCCGTAGCCAGTGACGCGGAGCGTGTACGGAAAAGCACCGAGGAACGCTGTCTGGTTGCACGTATTGAGGTAAGAGAACAGCTGCGGGAAATCAGGATCCGTCACGTTGGAGTTGGTGAACGTCAGCCGCAGCAGGGCCGTTTCTTCCTCGAGGCCGTCCACGGGATCGCCAGCCGAGTTCAGGGGCGGCTTGATCGGATCGTTTGGGTTCTCTTGATTCGACTCGCTCGCCGGCCGCCGCTCTTGCAGCGACTGCACAGAAATCTTGAGCCACGTCCGCTCTTCGTCAGTCTTGTCCGGTTCGTCGTTATCTACTTCCGGCTTGCTGTCGTACTGAATCGTCGCTTTGACACAAAACTCGTTTTCGCCGTCGTAGTATTCAAAGTCGCGGCCCGTCACATAGAACTGAATGCCACCGACGTTTTCGTTGTCGTTGACTTGCGGAATCTTGCGATTGAAGAACTCCGGCCATGTGCTCGCGTCATCCTTGATGGCACCAAAATCCGGCGCCGCATCGCAGATGATGAGCAGCTCCACAGAGCCGGCGTACTGTATGCTGCCCTTGTCGGACTTCGTTTCCTTGAACTGAAACGAACGCAACTGGCGGACGGTGCGAATTGCCATTGGTTACACCATCGCCACTTGGGCCTGGCCGAAGCCTGGGATCTCACGCACGGCAGCGGCCACGTCTTCGATGCCGTCAGCAGCCCGCTCAGTGTTGTCGGCCGTCTGCTTGGCAGCGTCAGCCCCACCAAGCCGAGGATCGCCGCCACGCGCGAGCATGTTGCGATAGGACTCTCCGCCGGACGAGCCGACCACCAGGGCGCTCAACTCGGAAGACGCAGCCTTGATGGCGGCACCGATGCTTTGGCCGGCAGACGTGGCGGCGGCAGCTGTAGCGCCAGCCGCTGTGGCCGCAGCCTCTTGCTGTGCAGCGGCCATTCTGGCGTCGAAGTTCTGTAGTGGATTTTCAAAGTTGCCGACGCCTTGCATGAAGGTGTTTTCGGCTTCAATAGCTAGGGCGTCACCAAATCGCTGTGTATCTTGTCCAAAGGACTCAATTGCCCTTCCAACCTCAGTCAGACCTGGAATAACTTGGCCAAGAAATTGCAGGAAGTTTCCGACCGCTTCAGAAAGTCCACCAAACACCACAGAGCCTGCGGAGCCTATGCCTAGCAACGCACCTGCAAACATCTGCAACGCACCGTATGCAACAGTCCATACGCCAACCATGACGCGGATAGTAGCAATCAGGCTATCCGCCATTACTTGAGCAAATGAAAAACGCTCGCCGGTTTTCTGAGCAAATGCCAGCAGGATTTCGGAGACTGCCGTAATCGCAGGAGCCAACCCGGCCAAGAACTGATTGACGAAGCCCTGCATGGGCAAGGCCAGCCTGCCAATCGCATCGCCCATGGCTTCGATGGCAGCAACCTGCGGGCCTGTCATCTTCACGCCCAGGTCGGTGAGCAGCCGATCCATCTCGCGGAAAGCCTGCCCGCCTTGCCGCAGGAAGTTGAGCATCCCCTGGCCGCTGCGGCCGAAGATGTCGATCGCCGCTGCTGCCTGCATGTGCGGCGGCAGGGCTGCAATGCGGTCGGCAATCAACGCCAACTGCTCGGTCGTGCTGAGCCCAGCCAGATCGTCCATCGTCAGGCCGAGTTGAGCGAATGCCTTGGCCGCAGCCGGCGTGCCTTGGGCCAACTCGCCGACCATTCGAGCGGTACGACGCAGGCCGGTGGTGAGCAGCTGCTGGCTCACGCCCGACTCGGCAGCCACCTGCTGCATCACCTGCAATTCACCAGCCGCCACGCCCAACTCTTGCGAGAGATTGTGCAGGGCTTCCGCAGATCGCGTCGCTGAAGTCAGGGCGGCAACCGCTCCAGCCAGAGTGGCGAACCCGCCCACCACCGGCATCAGCATCGGCATCATGCCGCCAAGAGCACCACCCAATGAGGACAGCCCGCCGACGCTCTTCTGAAATCCCTTGAGCTGCCGCCCGGCCTTGGACAACCCAGCAGTGAGCCCGCCCGTGCTGGCGGTGATGCTGACGTTTACGCGGCCAAAGTTGTTTGCCATGGTTTCATCGCGGGATCGCGTTTAGCGTGGCGAGGATCTGATCTGGTGTCTGTGCCCGCTTCGGAACCGGCAGGAACTCCTCTGGCTTCTTGATGGGCTGCCGCTTACCTCGGTTTGCGTTGTATCTCTGAGCAATCGCCACGGCGTCTCTGAGCCACTCGTCGCCCCACGGCTCGAGCAGGTAGTAGCCCATCCAGCCGTACAACTGATCGACGCTCATCTCGTCGGCCAGCCGCTCTACGTCCCAGATGCCGAGCTTCAAGGCCAGCCGGTACAGGAACGCGAGCACCGGCTGCCGTTCTATTTTCCCGCCGCCTCCTCCACTGCGTTGCCGCCGATGCCGTTCAGTTTGAATCCCGCATCGACGATGGCCTGCACGATGTCCGTGTCGAGCTCGCCAATCCACTCGGCGTCGGCATCCTCGAACATCCGCGTGCCGTCTTCGTTCACCACCACCATGGCGACGAATCGTGCCCGCACGTTGTCCAGGTTGACGCCGCCAACCTTGCCGCCGGTCACGATCTGCTCGAAGCGGTCGCGGTCTTTGGCAGAGAACTTGGCGACGTAGATGGTGCCGCCAAGTTCTGGAACGTCTAACGCCACGCGGGGCCGAACGCCACGCTTGGCTTTGATCTGCTCACGAGTAAGAGCCACAGTCCGCGCCTCCTGTCAGTACTAGCTCGGCAGCGTGCCGCTGAGCTTGATGGTGAGCGTGCCGCTCATCATGTCTTCCATCTGGGCACCAGCCTCAAAGCCGGTGGCGTAGCCGAAGGCACTCCAGAGCGACGTGGCAGTGCCGCCATTGGCCCAGACCACGTTCACAACCTGATTGGTCGCGACGTTCGTAAGGTCCGAAGTCGGCTTGATTGACGGATCAAAGAGCACCTCAACCGACAGCTCGCCGGGATCGTAGATGGAACTCGCCACGAACTCCTTGGCGGACGATGCCATGTGCGTCGCATCGGCAACGGCACGCGAAACGCCGCCGTGATTGACGCCGGTGATCTTGTAGCCGGTCGCCGTAGCCAACGCCGTCCCAAACTGCACGTACGTGCCCTGACCAATATCGACTGCCATGGCTTTCTCAAGCCTCCGTGAAGGTGATCTCTACTGACAAATCCGTGCGGTAGATGGGGAGTTGCTCCCCGTTGTTTGGCGGCTCCTGCGTATCGTCGTCGCTCTTGACGACGGCCAGCCGGATGCTGCCTGTTACCTTGAATTGTAGGGCGAGGCGAATGGCTCGGGCGAGGTTTCGCACGCCCACGAGCGAGTCACCAATCGCCGAAATCGTGAACGTCACACGCGTGACACCCGTCATGCCCTGCATGTGCATGAACGGCCCTCGGCCGGTGTTCTCACGCTGGTACACGATGCACGGCAGGGCAGCCCCCTGCGGAGCCTGGACTGCGTAGATACGCCCGCCAATCTGCATGGCAATGTCGGCGTCAGCCGTCAGCAGCTGCACGAGCGATTCGTCGATATGAGTGGTCGTTGGCATTACTTCTTGCCGTACATCTTGCGAATGGCTTGCCGCTCGGCCTCGGAAATCGCCTTGCCGAGAGCCCCGTCAAGCTTGCCGATAAGCCGTTGCTTGATCTGCGGCAGGTTGGCGTCGGCCCATCGCTTAAACTTGTCGCTCGCTGGCATGCCTTTGACCTGGCCGAAGAAGATCATGCCGCCTTCGTTGCCACCGATACGGGCCACCTTGCCACGCAGATACGGGTACTTGGCCGCGTTCGCCATCGGCACCTTGAGCACGTAGTCCTTGGGCTGCCGGTACTTCGTGCCGTTCTCCACCCACCAGGCGTGGAATCCCTTTTCCGAATTGTTCCCGCCACGCTTGGAGCGGTAGCCCAGGATGCCGACGGCCGTGGCGTTTCGCTTCTTCTTCTCAACCTTAACGCCGACACTGCGTCGGAGGTTGCCGGTCGGGCCTCGAGGCGTCAGTGCCTTGATTTCTGGAATCTCGTCTTTCGCAGCCTCGCGGACGGCGGCCCCGAGGTACTTCTTCTGGATGCTGCTGGGCAGGATGGCGAATCCCTTCAGGATCTCTTCGACGCCTTCCACAGTCATGTCGGTACGCATCAGTCCACGACCTCCGACACCAGGAGCTCGTGTTCCTCGCGGCGTCCACGCTCAACGGCCGACATGATTTCAAACGTGCGGCCCTCGGCCACCACCCGCATTTTCGGCTTGAGCCCGCTGGTGTACCGCATGCGGATGCGATGCGTGACCACGCCTTCGTTGGCCATGGCACTGACGGCTTCATTGCCAGACAGCGGCAGCAGTGCTATCCACCGCTGTGCAAATGCGGACCACGTCAGTTCCGGCTCGCCGATGCTGTTGGTGCTCTCCGTAGGAGTCTGCACCTCGGCCAGCTTGTCCATGAGTCCAGAGCGGAGCATGGCCTACGCTCCGTAGATGACGAGCGTGTACGAGGCCGTGCCCGAGTAGGCAGAGACATTGAACCCGGCCGTGCCACCGGATCGAGAGTCGCAGATCGCCACGCGGCTGCCACCGGAAATAGCCACACCGGCCCCGGTTGCCTCGCTGCACACGGCAGCCGAGGAAGCAGCGAACGCGAACCGGCTCACGCTGGCAAACGATACGGCCGATCCGCTGGAGTCCTTGTAGACACTGGGAGCCACGGCGATTGCCACCGCTGCCGTGCCGCACGTACCAGAGAGCACGGCGACCTTGCCGCTGCTGTAGGCGTCGGTGCTGGTCAGTGCCAGCCGCTTGAGCGACTGCACGCCGGTGCCGGCGGCCGAGTCCGAAAACGCCACGTCGATGGCAATGCGACCTTCAAGGCTCATGCGTACTGCTTCCAGCGTAGTGGCGAGAGCAGAGCCGACACGGCAAACTCAAGCTCTTTCGAGATGCTGCCAATAAGCACAGACTCGCGGTTGGCATACCAGTGCCCCACAAGCATCTTGATGGCGTGCACGGCCGGCTTCGGCACGTTGGCGGCCCCGCCGTATCCGGCGAGGTAGGTGATCTGCACGGCCTTGTCATCCAGCCGCACGTTGGGCCAGTCCTCGAGGTACAGCGGGTAGGCCAAGGCAGGAACGTGGTCGCGGTCTACGCGGAACTGCTGCGTTCCAGACTGCGACCACGTGAGGGTCTGTGTGGTGCCGGCTGAATCCACATACGAGATAGTCACCGTGGCGCTCGTGGCAGTCGCGTTCAACCGCACCGGCGGGCGCGGGAGCTCGATGCGGAGGCTCGGAAAGTCATCGAACGCCACGGTGTATTGCTTGTCCGCGAACGTGCGGTCGCAGTAGTCCTCGCACCACGTCGTCGCGGCATCGACCAGCCCGCCGATATACGTATCGTCATCGGTGAAATCGACGATCCGCAGGTGCTCCTTGGCCTCGGCCACGCTCACCGGGCGGTCACCCGTGCCGCTCACGGTGGCGACCACCAGGCTGCGGTAGCGGCTGCCCGTCTGCGGCAGTTCCCAGTTACGCACGCTTCGGCCTCCCACGCTTGGCCTTGGCCACCGGGGCGACGGCTCGCTCCAGTGCCGGCTCTGGGGCCGTGGCGAACTCAAACGCCGGAGCCTCGACGTGCCGCACGGCGTACCGCTGGAGCTCGAGCGTACGGGCCAGCCCGCCCGTCACGGGCACAATCTGCCCGGCCTTGTATCCAGCGTAGGACCGCAGGAAGCGGACCTGCACAAATGGGATCGTCGTGCTCATTTCCACACGTTCTCCGGTGGCCTGCCGCCTCGGTCCCAAAAATCGCCAGGGTGCTGCAGGCTCGCTCGCATGTTCTGGTCGGGCCACTTGATCCACACCTCGGCATGCCCCAGTGCTACGCGAGGGCACACGCCGATCTTGCATCCCGCCTTCTGGGCAGCGATCCAAAATGCGATGTCATCATCGACCCGCCCGTCTTCCCATCGGCCCGCCTCGTTGGGCTTGCCGATGAACCACGGGTGAGGCATCTTCTTCAACGCCTCTGCCTTCAGCATCGTCAATCCGAAGTGGGCTGTGTTGGCTTGGGTGACGTTGTGGTAGACGAAGTGATCCCGGCTCACCTCGGCAACGCGTTCTCCACCATCGGCCACCATCGTGAACAGCGGCTCGTCCGTCCGCCGCTTCATCTGCACGGCAGCGACAAAATCAAAACCGCTGGCCACGGCATAAGTGAGCAGACGCGGCACAGCGTCCTGCTCAAAGATGCTGTCGTAATCGAGCGTGCAGATCCACAGCGGAGGCGCCTTCGGATCGGTGTCGCTCTCGACGATGTCGGTGAGGACACGCTCCAGGCACTGCCCCCAAAACGCCCCTTCAAGGCGAATAGGGGAGATGCCGTACGGCACCAAGCCCCTGGCCCAGCAGAACATGTGATCCTGCCAGCCGAGCCGAGGCACTGACATAGCACAGTGCAATCGGATCGGCCCGCTGCCGGTCTGAATGATGGCAGGCTTTACGCCAGCCACCGCCGAAGTCGCCGCGCCCACGGCTCCTCCTTCGTTGGAGTTGTCGTTCTACCGTCTTCGATCAGCCGAGGACCACGCGATTGGTGACGTTCGCATCCGACGCCGAATCGACGCCCGCCTCGCCACGACCCAGCCGGGCCGCCACGACGATGTCGTTGTTCGTGCCGTTCGCCGTCGCATCCGCAGACGGCGTCACCGCCACCTGCAGATACCGCTTGAGAGCCTTGGTGGACACCTCGAACCGCGTCACGTTGACCGTGGCGGTATTGCCGACGCCGGCCAGCGAGTAGTCGGTGCCCTGGATCAGACCCGAGATCGTGCCGTAGCTGCCGTCCGTGTCGCTGTGCTTGATGGTCACGACGCTGGGGGCAGACGTGTTGGCGAGCGAGCGGTAGCACACGTCGATGCTGACCGAGTCGTAGCCGAGGCAGTCGATCGCCACGGTGTGCGTGCCAGCAGAGGCAACGCCCGCAACGCCGGGGCTGATCGAGATGACGGACTTTCCGTTGGCCGCGTGGTTCATTTCGCTGTTTCCTTGAGTCTTGAGTGTTGGTTCAGGTTCAGAGGATGAGAGCCACGACCGGGCCAGCCGTCGAAGCGTCGCCAACGTCCGAGGTCACAGCGTCGTAGGACACGGTGGCCTGGAAGTAGGTCTGGTCGAACTCGATGTAGCGGTCGGTGCTCGCCCGCACCGCCACGGCACGCCGCAGGGCGAAGTGGCTCGACCGCTTGAGGTCGCCGAACAACGCCACGCACTGACCGGCCGAGGCCGTCTTCCGCATGACGTTGTTGAGGAACACCGGCCACCCCAGGAACGTCGGCCGGCGGGCGCCGTCCAGCACCTCGTTGGCGAGGGCACCGTTGCCGCCGAGGGCCAGCGACTGCATCGCCAGAGCGTGCATCTGCGGGGTGCAGTACCAGCCGCAGGTCGGGCTCTGGGTCGCGTAGGTCGGAGCCTTGGCGACGGTGGCGAGGAAGTCATCGACCGTCAGGGCCGTAACCGCCGACTGCGAAGAGTCGTTGATGCCAGCCGTCAGCGTCTCGTTCTCAAACTTCCACTGGATGCCACGGATGCCACCGTAAAGGCTGGCCCCGGTGCCGATGAAGCCGTCTTCGTCGATCCGCTGCGCGATGGCCAGGGCGAACTCTTCAGCCACGAGCCCGGCGAGGTCAATCGCCGAGTCGTCGATCAGCTGGTTGGGGACGCGGGTGCCGACGCGAACTTCCTTGCTGGACAGCATCACGTTGTCGGTCGCCATGTCGGTCGCCTGGGTCTCGGCATTGGCGCCCGTGTGGTACGCCGTATTGCCGCCAACGCGACGCGGGATGTAGAGCGTGTCGCTCGTCATCTGCAGGTTGTTGGCCTGCGCCGGGAACGCACCGAAGGACTCCACCAGCCGGATGACCGTCGAGGCGAAGGTGTCGGGGATGAACACGCCGCCCTTGTTGTTGTCGTTGGGCGACAGGGCGCGAGCTTCGACGTTCTTCTCGTACCACGAACGATCCTCGGCACGGCCGAGAACGTAGCCACGAATCCACCGGCCGCACGCCTCAGCGTCGCTGGACGAACGGAAGTGGCGGGCCTTGCCGCTCAGCGAACGCTCGGCAGCCGGGGCCGGGGCCGCATGAACGGCCGCAACCTCGACGGGCTTCGCAGTCGCAGCCACCTTGCCACGCAGGGCAGTGATCTTCTCGGCGATGGCGTGCTCGCGGGACAGCTCCTTCTCGAGCTGCTCGGCTTCGCCGGCCAGCTTCTCCATTTCCGCGACCTGCTCGGCGGAACGCTCCTCGACCTTCGAGAGATCGTCGAGCATGGCGGCCACAGCGGCGGCCCGGTCCTGAAGCTTGGTGAGTTGGCTGGCCATCCTTGGCACTCCGTAGTTGTGAACGGTGACAGTCCGTGTCTGTCGTTCACACTACGGCACCAATGCCGATTAACCTCGCCGGGAGTTTGTATCTACAAAAGCACGACGGCAGACGTACTCCGCTGGCACGACTTGCTTTGACCGAAACGTGCAGCACTGGCACTCGATGTACCGCACTTGCGAGTGCTCGCCGGCCTGCACGCTGGAGCGAGTGCGGATGCGACCCTTGCAGCACTGTGGGCAGATGTCACCCGGTTTTGCCACGCAGAAAGCTCCGAAGACGTGCGGCACGAAGCCGCAGACCAGCAGCCGCTGCCGGCCGCATATCTGGCTTCGCATCAAGCACCGGCACTTGCGCCGGCTCCTGAGATGCTAGCCACGCCTCCAAGCTTCGACGGGCAACGCTCGTGGTCGAAGATGGGTACGCAGGATGCGTCACTACGGAAACATCGAAAAGGCCCGACACCTCGCGGATCGAGCGTCGCGGCTTGCCGTCTTCGCCTGGCGCCCACTGCTCGCCGCGTGGTTCCACGGTGAACGCGAACGATGAGCCACGCAAATCGGAACGGGCCACGAGCTCGCCGATCGTGCGACCCAGTTCCGTGTTGGGCAGCACCACCGAATACCGCAGCCCCTTGTCATCGCTGATGAGCTCGAGCGTCCCGCTCGACGTGCGGCCCAGCAGTTGATTCGGGTCGTGATTGAACAACGCGACCACGTCGCCTTTGCCACGCTGACGATTGAGCACCTTGTCGAAGGCACCCGGCAGGATGGTCTCGCGGAACCCGCCGAGATCCACGCTGAGCGTGTTGTATCTGACCGCAAAGCCGCTAAGCACCATACGCCCGTCGGCACGGGTTTCCACGACGGCGCCGCCGTCCTCGGCAAACTCCCAATCGCGGCGCTCAATGTTGCTGGCGTCCATGCTCTGGCTCCTCTCGGATTCACGGTTCATCTGTTCGACTTTGTCCGCCGACCACGCGCGGCCGGCATCGCCACTCCACAGCATCCACGCTACAAAGCCCGGCGTTTCCTTGCCCGGCTTGTTCCAGTCGGGCTGACGGTCGGCCTCGTGTCGAGCAAACCAGGCGCTCATCTCGCGGACGTGATCTTCGGTCAGTTCTTCGCGGGCTGCGATGATGTTGGCCCGCCGCACCGTCTCTGGCTTGAGCCCGTCGCCGCTCTTGCCTTCGTTGTGCAGCCGCAGCCCGGTGCGTGCCGCCTCTGCCATGCCAGCCGTGGGCTTGAGGTCAACCGCCATTGGCGTCGTCCTGAACGTCTGCCGGATCGTCTTCGCTCGTGCCGTCAGCAACCTCGGCCACGTCTTCGACCATATCGGCCGGCGTGTCCTCGACCTCGCCCGGCGAGTCGTTCTCGTCGGACTGCATCGGACCGAGGTTTTCCTTCTGCCGCACCTCTTCCGGTGTCATCCAGCGATTCCGCAGGGCAATCTCGTACGCCTGGTAGCGAGTCGTGATGTCGCCACGCAGCAGTCCTTCGACCAGGAACTCGGCGTACAAATCGCCGTCCTCTGGCAGCACGTCACGCTCGATGGCACCCTCGATCCGCCGCAGCCACGGGGCAATGGTGAACTTCTCGAAGCTCACCATCTCGCTCTGCAGGTTGCCCCAGGTCGCCCGGCCCAACTCCTGAATCATGTGCGGCGGCATCCGCCAGCAGCGGCAGATGGCCAACAGCGACTGCATCCAGAGCTCGGCCAGTTGGCTCTCTTGGTTCGTAGCCGAGACACTGTCGGCCTTGAGCCCGTTGCTGAGGATCGCCGTTCGCCCAGCCTTGGCCGGGCCGCGATGGGCGCTCTCCCATTGGTCTCGCAGCTGCTCGCGGACTTCGCGTGGCAATGCCTGATCGGTGTGCAGGATGATGCCGGGCTGGGCGTTGTTCCTGTAGAACGTCGCGGCGTACTGCTCCAGGGCGCGAGCCAGGCCGATGGCATCCTTGCCGAGCTCGACCGGCACCTCCCCGTGCACGCCGTCAAACGACAGCCACCGCACGTGCATGATCTGATCGTCTCGGTACGCCTGCTGCCGGCCCGTGCTCGGGTCCGTGTAGACGTAAGAAAGAGACATGTCTTTTTCTTGCACCACCTTCATGCCGCCGGGATGCAGCGGGTGAAGCTCGCTGACGCTGCCACGGTCGCCGGCTACCTTGAACTGGTAGGAATTGCCGTAGAACCCAAGGTGCAGGCACATCTGCTCGACCCACTCATAACGGGTCTGCCACTTGTTGGGCCGGCGGGCCAGCACGTTGTAGAGCGGCAGATCCTTGGCCCGCTCGCTGCTGTGGTCATCCAGCCGGCGGTAGAGGTGGAGCGGAAGGCTCGCCACCGTCTCGGCCACCACGCGGGCACAGGCGAAGTACGCCGCCGTCTTCATCGCCGTCTCGGGCGTGATCCTCACGCCGCTCTCGCCGGCCATGGCGACAAGGTCATCCCAGCGGGACATGCGGGTGTCGAGAAACTTGATTTCGGGCAGTGCTGCCGTCGCTTCCATGCGTCACCAGAAGGAAATCTCGGGCATATCGGCGGGCTTCATGCTCTCGCCCATGTGAACGCCTACGGCCATGATGGTTGCCACCACCGCGTCCACACGTTCCGTGCTCTTGGCCTTGCTCACCTTCAGATTCCCGGCCGGATCGGTCTGTACGGCCGCGTTTCCTAACTGCCAACCTACCAACGGATTCAATCCAAACCGCACCTTTCCATCGACCACAAGAGCCTCCAGGCGGCGCGTCGGCGCTGTCATGGACGCAAAACCCTGCCCGTACAAAGTCACCGGCAAGCCTTCATCCGCGATTTCGGTTGCGAGGTGCGTAGCGTTCCAGCGATCCACTGCCAGCTTGCGGATTCGGTGCTTCTGGGCGAACTCCAGAATGTCGGCCTTCACTCGCTTGTAGTCCGTGCTGCGGCCCTCGGTGTACGTGAGCCACCCGTCCCGGTGCCACGCCGTGTACTGCACGCGGTCGTTTCGTTCTCGCTCGGCGGCGTTGTGCTCAGGGATCCACGCCATCACATGCACGTCGTAGCCGCCGGCATCGTTGGGAGCCACAGCCGCGAAGCACGTGGTGTCATAGTTGCTGGCGAGGTCAAGCCCGCACCACACCTCCCGGCCCTCGAGCGACTCCGACAGCGGCCCCATGCACGCGGCGATCTGGTCGGGCCGCAGCCACCGAACGTCGGATGTAGTGGGAATGTTGAGCCGGTATCGCAGGAACGAATTGAGCTTCGTCGCGGAGTTCTCAGCCTCGCGGCAGTCAGCCGCGAATGACTCCTCGCTGATCGTCTCGCCGAGGGACGGGTTCGCCTTGTGCCAAATCTTCGGAGACTTCCAGTCATCCTCCCTGCCAGCCGCGTAGATGCAGCCGAAGAACGATGGATCAAATGCCGGATCCGCCATGCACCGCTCGGCATAGTCGTGCTGCTCGTACCAGATGTGCGACTTGTTCGCTTCTCCGGCAGTCGTGATTGACACCGGGCAGAGCGGCTGCCGACGCGCCGCACCACCGTAGCGAAGTGCATCCCATAAACGCCGGTCGCCTCTTTGGGCATGCAGCTCATCGAATAGCAGGCAGTGCACGTTGAGTCCCTCGGCCCGGAACGCGTCGGCACTCAGAACCCGATAAAACGAGTTGCTCGCCTTGTGAATGATCGTCTTCCGCGAGTCGAGCACTTCGAGCACCTTCGACAGTGCCGGTGACGAGCGGACCATAGACGCCGCTTCTCGGTAGATGATGCCGGCCTGCTCGCGGTCGCTTGCTGCCCCGTAGATTTCCGCCCCTGCTTCCCCGTCTGCGAGCAAGGCGTAGAGACTGATGCCGGCGAGCAGGGTGCTCTTGCCGTTCTTCTTCGGGATCTCGATGTACGCCTGGCGGTACTGCCGCGTGCCGTCTGGCTTACACCGCCCAAAGATCTCGCCGAGCACGTACTTCTGCCACGGCAGCAGCAGGAACGGCTGCCCAGCCGTCTGGCCCTTCGAGTGCTTCAGCACCTTCTCGAAGAACTCATAGACCCGCTTGACCTTGGCTTCGTCCAGACCAGGCCGATGCTTAGCCGTGGGCGGCGAAGAACTCTTCAAGCTCGTCTTTTTTGACTTCGACTTGCGTGGCAAGCTTCGTCCTCGAGGAAGGCGTCAGCCCAAACTCACTCAACAGGCTAGCCTTCATGGCAACCAGCGAGCGGTAGAGCGGCCCGGCCGGGTTGGGCTTCACGCCTCCCAGGTCGGTGTGCATCACCGCACCGCCGGCCCGCAGCTGCAGTAGGCACGACTGCTCAGCCGAGTGCACCTCGCACAGCGTGGCCAAGGCTTCGCCGTCGCCCGTGGTCAGCACGCCCATCCGCGACAGGATGCCGGCGAGCTCGTGCCACTTCGCCACGGCGATCTCGTCAACGGCGAGACGCTCGGGCATCGGCGGCACACCGATTGGTGCCGATGGCTCGCGCTTTCGCGGCCCCTTCGCGGTGCCTTCAAGAATCCGAAGGGCCGTCGGCTTCGGCCTGCGTCCTGCTTTTGCCACGATTACTCCTCGGGCGATTGTTAGGAACCACACGAAATAGCACGTTGCGTGCCGCTTTTAGGGTCCGACTTTCGCCCCTAAATGTTCAAAAAACCCCGGCGATTTCGATGCCGCGTGCGTTCGCTGCCCCGTACGCGGTTTATCTTCGATGGCCAAAAGTTTTCACAATGTCGTTTTTGCAGCCGCACGTTTCGCCCTTGTTTTATAGGCATTTCTGCGCGTCACGCGCGTTTTGTGCTTGTTTCTT